TCGCCGTTATCATATACGAAAGACCAAGAGGAGAAAGTCGTGAACTGGCTGGTTAACCATCCGTCTGTCTCCCACCCACGCATCGGCAAGAAGGTGGGGCTGCCCTTCTACACCGTCTCTAATATCTCCTATCGCAATGGTATCAGGAGACGCCTTCCTTCTCTCTATAAAGGGGAGGTTCCCAATTTTGAGTAAATTACCAGATAGGGGTGTTAAATGAGCACGAACTCCGAGTCCGTCTGCTCCAAATGCGAAAAGACCTTTAGCAATATCATCCACAGCATAAACAACAGGAACAAAGCAATAAGGGTAGATGCCCATATGTTCCAGTCTGGCAACGATACCCCGTTGACCGTGGCCGTCGAGGGCGGGCAGATAGTTGTCCGCATCGGCATCGGCACCAATGCTTGGGCATTTGAGCATAACAATGAGAATAACCCGTTTGACGATGCCAAGAATGATTTCGTCCAGAAATATAAGATAACTGACCCTATGGAGTTTGCTCAGGATGTCGTTTGTGCTATGCAGGATGAGGGGGAGGATGGTTCCACATCGCTTACCGACTTCCTCGACAAGATGAATGAGGCGGCGGTCAACGACGGGAGTATGGGGGTGGAGGAGGATACAAGCGGGACCTCTGCCTATGCAAAGGATGGGAAATGAGAGCCCAGCTACTTTCAGATTTGCACAGTTGTTTCTATTCCAACCCCATTCACTTTCTTGAGTCTTTGGAGTTCGTTCCCGACCTTGATTTCCTCCTGCTCCCTGGGGACCTCACTGTTTCTTGCTCACAAGGTAAAGATAAGACTAAGTTGGTATTGGACTACCTTTCTGGCAAGGCTCGTCATTGTGTCTTCCTATGCGGAAATCATGAGTATTATCACGGCACTAAGGAGGCTGCTGAGGGAATCCTTGAGTCTGTAATGCCCTATAATTTTCATTGGCTAAGGAATACCTTAGAGGTCATTGATGGAATAAAATTTTTCGGCGGAACAATGTGGTTTCCCGACGCCCCGCACAATAAGATGTACGAGGACCAGCTTTCAGATTTCTTGGTCATCAAGGACTTCAAGAAGTGGGTCTACGAGGAGAACAAGAAGTTCAACGAGGCGGCAAGGAGCCTCATCACCGATGAGACCATCGTCCTCACTCACCACCTTCCCGCTTACAGGGTGGTTGCCCCGGTCTTTCAAGGGGACAACCTGAACCGGTTCTTCGTCTGTGAGATGACCGACCTTATCCTTGACCGCAAGCCTCCCCTCTGGGTATATGGTCACACCCACCTCCCCGCTGACGATATGATAGGGGCGACAAGGGTTGTTTGTTTCCCGTATGGCTACCCCTCTGAATGTCCCCTTGGACCAAAATCCTACAAGTCGGTGGTATTTGAGATATGAACCCAATCTTCGTCGCCGCCATCATTAAGAAATTTGGAGTTCAGGTCTTTGGGGGGAAGTATGAACTCTTCCTCACTGACTCGCAGTTGACCTCTATCAACTCTGGTAGCCGTGTGCAGGAGACCCGTGACCCCGTGCGGGGAGGCGTCGTGTTCACCCTCACCGAGAAGCCTAAGGTCATTGACATCCGCCCCATAGTCCCCGTTTCTCCGCAGTCTCCTTCCAGTATATAGCGCCAGCGCCTTCCAAGCCCCCTCCTAGCGTTCCTGAGCACCCCCCTCTACTCAAGCCCCATCTTCTGGCTTTCGTTTTCCTCTGTAGGGGAAAACTATGCACAATCCGCTCCTACAGAAAAAGATAGCTACGCCTTCAAGCACGGACCGGCTCGAATCCCTCTATACTCTCCTCTCCAGCGACAATAGCGACGACCGGGCGACCTACCTTCAGGCCCGCCAAGAGTTTAAGGAGGCGCTATCGACCGTGGCAGGAATGCTCCCCCCCAAGAGCCGCCTTGGACGGGAGGTGCGCTTTGCCAAGTGGGACTTACTCAACGCCAATACTTTCGCCCAAGTCGGCGATTATGGTGCGGCCACGAGCAGTCAGCTACACGCCGTGTGGAGACTCAGGAAGGTTGTGGGTGCCTTGAAGAACAAGGTGGCATATGGGTACGATATTAGTGGGACTAGTGGCGAAATGTATAGCGGCTCGCAGGACATAGCAAACCGTGAGAACCAAAAGAACATTGATGACACCGCCCAGCCGTTTGAACAACATGAGACTGGTGGGAATCCATCCAACCTCACGAGGGATTACTTGGCGGAGCAGGACTACCCCTCTCTTCGGGAGAAGAAAAACAAACGAATCCACTGGCCAGCAAGGACGAGGTAGATGCCAATAAGAATTCAAAATCCCCCGTGGAAACCAGCCTCTATCAGTGTCGTTGACGGCATCATCATCACCCCTGTGGAGTCTTGGAACGCTACTGTTTCCTACTCTCAAGGACTGGCGACCAGGTATCAAGGCTCTTCATACCTTTCCCTTAAAGATAACAACCGTGGTCATACCCCTGCAGGCGGCTCAAAGTGGTGGGGGCTGATTGCGCAGGGCGTCATGGGTACCACCGGTTCGAGTGGGTATACGGGTTATACCGGTCCCGGTAATTTTACAGGTTACACAGGATACACTGGACCGGGAAACTTCACTGGATACACAGGCTACACCGGACCAGGTGCCTTTACTGGTTATACTGGATATACCGGTTACACCGGTTACACAGGATACACTGGACCGGGAAACTTTACTGGGTACACTGGGTATACTGGACCCGCTGGAAGCGCCGGAGGCGCTGGAGCGACTGGATATACAGGCTACACGGGCTATACTGGTTCTGGCAATTTCACTGGTTATTCAGGATACACTGGAACAACTGGGTATACGGGGTATATGGGACCGGGAAACTTTACCGGCTACACAGGTTACACAGGCTATACCGGCTACACGGGACTTGGCAACTTCACTGGCTACACTGGGTATACTGGATACACCGGTCTCGGAAATTTTACTGGTTATACGGGGTATACTGGTCCTGAAGGAGCTGGTTCGGTAGGAGCTACTGGCTACACCGGTTATACCGGTTATACTGGACCGGGGAACTTCACAGGCTACACAGGCTATACTGGTCCGGGAAACTTCACTGGTTATACTGGCTATACTGGCTATACCGGTTACACCGGCTACACCGGTCCTGCCGGTGCCGGAAACACTGGCTATACTGGCTATACTGGCTATACTGGCTATACTGGCTATACTGGCTATACTGGTCCCAGTATCACCGGTTATACTGGATACACTGGAAGAACAGGATATACTGGTTATACTGGTCCCGCTGGTGCTGGAGCGACAGGCTACACTGGATACACTGGTCCCGGTAATTTTACTGGCTATACTGGTTATACAGGTTCTGGAGGAGGAGGAACAGGATATACTGGTTACTCAGGGTATACTGGATATACTGGTCCCGGTAATTTTACTGGCTATACTGGTTATACAGGTTCTGGAGGAGGAGGAACAGGATATACTGGTTACTCAGGGTATACTGGATATACTGGTCCCGGTAATTTTACAGGTTACACCGGATACACGGGTTACACCGGATACACAGGCGGCGGCGAGTATTCGGTCGTCACCTTCATTATCGACGGTGGTGGAATCCCTCCTGACACGGGGTCAAAAGGGTTCGTACAGGTGCCATTTGCCTGCACTATCACAAGTTGGACACTCTTAGCCGACCAAGTGGGAAGCTGCAGTATAACGATAAAAAAGTCCACCTACGCAGCCTTCCCAACTACTGCAAGCATAGTAGGAGCTGCTCTCCTTACGCTGGTATCACAGCAGTCCAATTCCTCCAGCAGCTTGCCGGGATGGACTACCGGGGTCTTATCGGGTGATGTGCTGGAGTTTTACCTGACCAGTGTCAGCACCTCGACCAGGATAACTGTGGAGTTGCAGGTAACCAAGATATGAGCGTAATCGCATCCGAGCTTGTCTTCTACGGGTCGCTTGACCGCCCTACCTCCGATAATACTATCACAGGCGGGGGCATCGACATCCAGAACCGCCCGGTGTTCACCCAGCTTGGCTCCAACGCCGCCCTGGAGGTGGTGTCATCGGCAGGGGGGGATGTGACCCAGACGCTCACGGTGACGGGAAGGGACGCCGCCAGCGTTTATCAAACGAGCACGGCGACCCTGAATGGTGCTTCCGCCGTCCAGCTATCTCCCGCCACGATTTTCCAGAGGGTCTTGACGGTAGCGCTTAGCGGCACGGCAGCGGGCACTATCACGTTAAGGAAGACCAGTGCCGGGGCAACCCTTGGAACCATCCCGCCTGGGGAACTGGGTTTTTTCGCTATGTTCATTAATTCTTATTCGTCGGGGGCTTCGCAGGTTAGATGGGAGAAAGTATTCTTGAAGAACACCGACCCCACGCTGGCGCTGGTTCTCGCCACGGTAACACTATCTGCCGACTCGGTGGGGGGTCTTATTACGGCGGGGGTGGGGACGGCACTGAACGACACAACCACAATTGCAAATCGGAAGACCGCACCGGCCGGAATCAGCTTTGCTGCGTTTGGCGTCCCACAGGGCGTGCCCAACAGCGGAAGCCTTACCTCCGGTTCCGCCGTCTCGGTCTGGGTCTGCCAAGCCTTGGGGGTTAACCAGGCAGTCATTGACAGCACCTTTGCCATTACTGTCCAAGGGAGTACAACTTAAATGTCTGCACACACTTTTCCCGCTCTTGACACGAACAACGAATTTACCGGGACGAATAAATTTGACAATGGCATCAATGTGGCTGCCGGTGCTCTCCAAGTAGCAGGTTCTAACATTGCTGCGGCTAATCTTGCTGATGGTAAGTCTGGTGCAGGCAAGATTGGGATGCAGGGTGCTAACAATCTAGGCACGTATTCTGGTGGAGCTTTGGTGTTCGATGCCTCTCTAGGGAATCTTCAAACTGTGACGCTTGGTGCAAACACCGGCACTCCTACTCTGGTAAACACTTCTCCAGGTCAGATTGTCACCTTCTTGATTACTCAAGACAGCACGGGCGGTCGTACCTTCACTTGGCCTACTAATGTGTTTGGTGGTGGTGCAGTTGATATCACTGCTGGAGCATGGAGTATCCAAGACTTAATCTGCGATTCAAGCGGCAACGCCTATCCCAAAGACAACTTAAAGACACAGTTCAACACGATGAATTACTACCAGCTTTGGGACTTTGTAAATAATTATGACGGTCAAACTGGTACTTCCGTAGGAACTCCTTCTGGGGGGTATTCTGAAGTACAAACCCTTCCAGATAAAAATCATCCGGGAGTATGGGTACTTCTTACAGGTACTTCTATTAATACTGGATATAGTTGGGTATCGGCTGCTCAGGAAAATTTTACTCAAATATTATCATCTTCTTCGGGAATCCCTTGGACATGCGAGTTTCTACTTGAGACAAATAGTATTTCTAATATTCGAATCCAAGTCGGGTTTATCTACCTTTCGGGAGCAAACCCACCTACTTACGGGGACTACTTTCAGTTTGATTCATCTGTTGATGCTTATTGGCATTATATTACGAATCAAAATTCGAGTTTAACGAATGCAGCATCTTCTGTTGCCGTAGTTGCTAACACGTGGTATCGTTTGAGAATTTCATTTAACGGTAATAGCATTAGTCCAGTGGTCAGTTTTTATATCAATGGCGTATTAGTGGGCACTAGTTCAACAAATCTTTCAACGAATGGTTATTTCTCCTTTCAGGCTACAAATCTGAGCACTGTAGCACAATCGGTTTATCTTGACTTGGCAGCTTTAGGAGCTAATGTGGTTCGTTAGGATAATTTATGGCAAACGCAACCATTTCTACAATTACCGCCACGGGAGATGTTGTCCGCACCGTCTTAATTCAGTACCCGGTCGGGGCGAATAGTTGGCTGTACACTCCAGTTCAGATGGCAGAAATCTCCCGAATCTTAAATCGGGAGTTTAACAACATGCTCGCAACCCTCGCTGCTGAGATGCCGGAATTAATTATCAGTGGATAAGGAGTCTTTAAATGCAACTCATAACTGGACCCAAATCGAACGTTGATAATCTCGCTGCCAACCTTGCTAACTGGGCAAATATGGCAAGAGCATACCCTCCCTCATGGGACGGAGCCAAGCACAGAATTCCGATGGCCACTCCAGGACATGGTTCATTTGGAGACATGCTTCCGGGACGTGGCCTGTATCTGAACCACGACCTGAAAGACTTGGGTATTACGAGGGGAGATATTCCTCATGTCTACGAGCGCACCCAGGTCAAGAAGATTTCCGAAGCTCTGTTATCAGAACGAAATGCCCTCAAACTCATTGCCTATCGGGATTATGCTTTGCGAGGAGGGCACGTTGCTGCGGATGTAGCCAGAGCGGCCATTACGACCTACGATGGCATCATTGCTGCAAGAGCCGGTGGATTTGCCAACGATGTGTATATGGCCAAGGCTTCCATCACGTCAGTGGGTTCCATTTGGTATTCTCTCATGCTTGCGGCAGCAGGAACCATTGCCCCTTTGTCCGGGCTAGCTGCTGGCAGCGGCTCTGCAAATGCTGGTGGGACAGCATGTACCAGAGCGACGGCTGGTGCATGGTCTTTAGGAATTAACAATCCGACTGGTTCAAATCGAAAGTATCTCCTGACAATCGGCTTCAATTCTGTTCAGCAAATTAACCAGTTGGCGCTTGTGGACCTGCTGGTAGGTGTTAGCGCACTTTCGACCAACTCCGCCACGAACAATGTGAATACTGTGGCCCTGCCTCGGTACGGAGCCGCTGGGTCGATTATTGTCAATGGTGCAGGTGTCTGGCCAGTGTTGGAATGTACAACGCCACCTTCGCCTGGTGCTCTTAATTGGGGAGGAACTTATACTAATCAGGCAGGAGCAGGAGCTAACTTTGTCGCTACCGCCATGGTGAATGCTCAGGTCGCAAGTCGTATCCAGTCAAATGCTACCGGGATGTGGATGTGCCCGTCTTTAGCAGTAGGAGATTATGGTGTGCAGGGTGTTCTGACCATCACTACATCAGCTCAATTTGCCAGTGGCGTTTTCAACTTGTATCTGGTCTATCCCCTAACCATGCTTCCTGCTCTGGCATCAGGGTTGTATTACGAACGTGATTCAACGATTCAAATTGATAGTATCTGTGAATTAGCGAATGCTAGTCAGGTAATCGGATGCTTGGGTGGATTTGTGCTTCCGAACACAACTTCTACCGGCATTTCTCAGTTCTTCTTTAGAACGTGTGAGGGATAAATGATATTTCTTGGGCCACCGTTGACTAGCACTGATGGTATGACTGGTGCATTACAGGCAGCAACCTCTGGAGTATTTTTATTTTATGGTAGTCCTGCTCAGCTCGGGCTAATCAGCGCCCGCGCGATGACAGTTACAGAGAATGCTATCTGCTATCGCTTTCGTCCAGCTTCTGCTTCATGGGCGTCAGCATACTTCACTCGCAACTGGCACAGTGTTGGAGCCAACGGCAAGCCCGACGCTGCAACTCCGATGCGGGTAAAGTCTCCGTACATCCCAGTGAGTCAAGCCGTGGCGGTGAACTATGAAAATTTGATGGCGGTAGTCTCGGCTACAGGGGTGCTTCCCTATATACTCATCAACGACTCAGGGGCTGGCACATGGCAAGTGCTTATAGACAACAATAAGATTTTATGGACCTCCCCCTCTCCCGCCGCCTCGCCCTCTACAGTGACCCTTACTGACTACACCAGTGGTACTACCAGTTGGCAGTTGGGTATCACTACCAGCGGAACCCTGACCACCACCTCCGAGACATTCAACCCCGCTTACCCTGTAGGGATAGCCTTAATTTCCCCGAATGGGAGCTTCTACGCTCTGGGTGTGGACAGTAACGGTTTGCTCAATACCTTCGCCGCGCCGCCTCCGACCTTTGGGGTACCGTATGAGGTCTACCGCAACTTCGCCTACAAGAATCGAAGCCAAGGCTGGATTACTTAGACGACCCCCATTCGGCAAGATGGATAAAGTCTCCTCGGTATTAGTATTATGGTATCAGGGAGAACTATGGGCGTCAAGTTCAGCGTTGCTATCATAATGAGGAATGCGGTCAAGACCTTGCCCAGGCTTGCCGTTTCTCTTAAGGAATTCCTAGCACATGGGGGAGAGTGGATAGGGATGGACACCGGGTCTACGGACGGCACTCCCCAGCTTGCCCGAGACTTGGGTTGCACGGTCTTTGAGGTCGGGGACAAGTTCATCTTTGAGCTACCATCGGGACTGGTGGAGAAGATAAACACTCGGTTTGTGGTATCGGGTGAAGAGCTAATAGTACAGGTGTCCGACCGCTTGTTTGACTACTCGTCAGCCAGGAACTTTGCCGCCAAGATGGCGAGCAACGATGTTGTATCAATGCCCGATGCAGATGAGCAGTATACCAACCTTAACATAGACGCCATCGAGAAGGTCATTGACCAAGGCTACCAGCAGTTTGAATTCCATTTCATATTCGCTCACGACCACCTTGGTCGTCCCGCTGTGGCTTTCCGACAGTGTAAAATGTATGATAGACGGAAGATGTCCTGGACCGGTATCGTACATGAAGTGCTGACTGGAAATGCAAATCGAACATACTTGCCCCCCGATGTCCTTTTGCTGGAGCATTTTCAGATACTAGACAACACACCGCATCGAAATAGATATCTTGCTGGTCTATCCTTGGATTGTTACCTTAATCAGGAAAATGATAGAAATAGCCACTATTTGGCCCGAGAATTTATGTGGTCAGGACGCCCCAAGAGTGCCATACGAGAGTTTGATAGGCACATTGCTATGAACCGATGGGCGCAAGAAAGGGGACAATCTCTTATCTTCCGTGGAGATTGCTATCTATCTTTGGGGAACGAGGAAGAAGCGTTAGCATCTTGGCACCGGGCGATAACAGCCGATGGCACAAGGCGGGAGCCGTGGCTTCGTCTTGCCGACTATTTTTGGAAGAAGAATGACCCTCAGAAGGTTGTCAGCTATGTATCCGCCGCCTTGGAGGTTCCATTTAACGATTGCTATTGCAACCAGCAATCCCACTATAGGGATATTCCACATCAATTGATGTATTGGGCGTTATGGTGGCTTGGCGACCGAGAACGCTCCAAGGAGCATTGGCAGAAGGCCCTTGCCTATGACCCGACCAACCCCAAGTACATCCAAGACAAGCAGTATTACGAGTCCGACCCCAATGCTTACATCCAACCAACCCCGGAGATTGAAGGCTGGATGACCCCCTTTGAACTCAACTGGCTCCATCAGCAGGCAAAAAAGGTTGATAGCATCCTAGAACTGGGAAGCTGGAAGGGACGAAGTACGCACGCCCTGTTGTCCGGTTGCAAGGGCAAGGTCACCTGCGTGGACACATGGAAGGGGTCGGCCGACCCACGTGACTCGACCAACGTCATGGCGAAGCAAGCGGATGTCCTGGTCGAGTTCAAGAATAACGTCGGGCACTTCCCCAACCTTGAAATCGTGCAGATGGACAGCGCCTATGCCGCCGCCAAGTTCGCCGCTGAGGGACGGAAGTTTGATATGGTGTTCATTGACGCCGGGCATACATATGAAGAGGTCAAGCGGGACATTGAGTTGTGGCGGCATAAGGCCAAGGTCATCCTCTCGGGGCATGATTATCTCCCGCAGACATGGATGGGCGTGTGCCAGGCGGTAGATGAGTTATGCGGCAAAACCTACAAAGCGGAGTCCATCTGGTATACCCCTGCGGTGCCTATGCCTAGAATTCAGGGGTTATACCCCGAATCTTTAGCTGAATTCCAAGATAAAATAGAGGCGAATACCCCCTTTTCTTTTGTTAAATGCGGAGATGGTGAGCTGGCCTGTATGAATGGGGAACAAGGGGGCACTTGTGACGGGCAGCCCTACTCTTTTGAACTGAACACCGCCTTACGCAGGGTCTTTGCCTTCTTGATGTCCCATAGCTCCTACTTGGCAGCTTGGGAAGACCGTGCCGATGCGGATGGACGCCTGCTCTTGCACCGCACCGACACCCAAAACATGGCTGCCTTGAGGTCTTTCTACGGAACTGTGCGCAATTCACCAAATCGGAAGGTATTCATCGGTCCCGCCAAGTTGTCGGGGGCTGCCAAGATGCTTCGGGCTGAGCATCTCACTGTTCCCGACAAGGATGCATTCTCTGGTTACAACGAACTGTGGGACCGACTGAAGGGGATGCTTGTCGAGAGGGGTATCTACCTGTTTAGCGCCGGACCCACTGCTAAAGTTCTTATAGCCGACGCGCTCAGGGCTTGCCCAAGCATCACTTGCCTAGACACAGGAAGCTCTTTTGACCCCATCTTCCTTAGCCAGACTAGGACTTTCCAAGCACCTCAGGGGGAGCTTAGAGAGTTGTATGCTGATTTTTTAGAGCCAAAGATTCCTAAAAGTGTTTTCACCGTCTGGCTCTCCGACGGCCCAGAGTTGCCGTCCAATATTGAGAAGTGTGTGGCCAGCCAGCGGGCAGTTCCTGGGTATGAGCACAAGGTAATCACACTTGCCGACCTGCCCAAGGGCATACCCTATCTTGATGCGGCCATCGCAGCCAAGAGGTGGGTCAAGGCGTCAGACTACCTGCGTATCCACGAATTAGTTGAGAGAGGGGGCATCCACTTGGACGCAGATGTGGAGGTGTTGCCCGGCAGGAACTTTGATGACCTGCTGAGTGCTTCTCTCTTTGTGGGAAGAGAGGAGAACGGGTTTATCTCTACGGCCGTAATCGGAGCCATTCCTAATCATCCTCTCCTGAAGGAGCACCTAGAGGAAGTCGTCCGCAAGTTCAAAGGGGACGACGACAAGAACTTTGAGTCGTCCTTGGAGTTAATCACGCCTCGTATCTATACGGCAGCGACAACCGACAACAGCATCCAAATATGCTCCCCCGAGTACTTTTACCCATATAATCATCAGACGGGATGTATCAATGTTACCGGTAATACCCGTGTTTTTCATCATTTCCTGAAGTCCTGGACCAAGGGGAAGGAAAGTGGGGATTTACTACCCACGGTCGCCATCCTGATACCCACTCTGGGACGCCCAGAGGGACTCCAGCGATGCCTAGACTCCATTGACCAGCTCTATTACCCAAAACATCTGGTTCGAGTTGTCGTTGACCACGATGAGGGCACGGTTCCCCAGAAGGTCAACCGTATGGCCACCGCTAATCAAGATGTGGATGCTTTTCTGTATGCGGCTAACGATGTTGAGTTTAATGACCCATGGTGCTTGTATCGGGCGGTCAAGGAGGCACAGGGCAATCCACCCGACCCACATCCGTTTGAGGTGCCGCCAACCACACCATTCCTGTATGGCTTGGTGTCCTTTAACACCGGACCGGTGTATTCTGATGAGGGCAATATCTCGGAGCACTTCCTTATCACCAAAGCGCTCTGGGATGAGCTCGGAGAGATATTTTCCGAGAAGTTCCACCATTGTGGCTGTGACAACTTGTTGTGGGCGAAGGCGCAGAAGCTCAAGCAGGCATATCATTCTGAGACCGCAAAAATAACCCACCACCACTTCACTAAAGGCGCTCCGAGGGATGATGTATATAGCATTGGGTGGTCACAGGTAGAGCAGGACCGGGCCATTCTCGTTGAGGAGCTTAAAAAGCTGGAGGCTATCTAGCCCCTTTCAAATCCCGCCTACAGCCTCCTTAAGTTAGAGGTCTAGGCGGATGTCATCTACCTTTAGATAGTAATATATTCTATGAAGAAAATTACTAGCCCGCTTAAAGTTGAACTTGACACGGTCATCCCTTCGCTTGATTTCAGGACCGTTCGGCAGGAGCTTGCTTTGCAGGGTAAGAAGTTCGGCAAGGACGCCCTCCACAATATCCCTTACTCCCAGCTTCACCTTTGTTGCATCGGTTCGGCCGGTGTGACCGCCTGCTCTCCTCGGATAGTCTATCTTGAAAAAGAACGTAGACTGGAGCGCTTCGTGTCTCTCGCCCCGGAAGAGCTTGCCCGCTCTGAGCGGTGGCTCAAGGCAGAAGGAATGTTCAACGATGTCGTGGCGGAAGTCACCGCCAAGTCTGCTCCCGCTTGGGACAACCTCAAGCCCCGACAGCAGCTTGTGGCTGTGTTGTTCTGCCTCTATAATCACACGGATGACCCCGAGGACCGGGTGGTGGAGGTAATCGCTTTGTTGCAGGAGTCGGCGGGCGATGGCATACCGCCAATGCTCTGCTCTGAGCTTTGTTCCAAGGTGGTCAGCCTGACCCGTAGACTCCTCGGCATGGGGGTGGAGGAGAAGGACAAGATTGGGGACTCCGAGTTCCGGGAGGGGGTATTTCAAGTCATTGAGGCAATCCTTGGCGTCCTGCCCAAGGAGGAGCAGGCGGTGCTTATTCAAGAGAGGCTTAGGGGATTTTCCTGTACCTCCGATTGCTACCGCTCGTACTAAAGTATATAAAAATCCCCTAAAAAGTCTTCGGGTGGTGTATTATACCTATGGAGGGAATATTCATGGGAGATACACCCACAGTGACAGTCGGCATGGAAGACCGGGACCTTCAGTCCCCGTTTGCCGTTAACTACTCACCCAACCTAATTGACCACTTCCCGTTCCCCACCATTAGGCCCGCCCAGACCAAGGCTCTTGATACTTTCAATCAAGCCGTCAAGCAAAACAAGAAGTTTATCGTGCTGGAATTGCCCTGCGGCGTGGGGAAAAGCCCCCTTGCCATCGACATCGGGTCTTGGGCAAAGACGCTGCCGGAAAGCAACAACATTGAGCCGGGGTCATATATCCTGACACCGCAAAAATCCCTTCAAGACCAATACCTCAGGGAATTTGAGCCCCGTGGTCTGGCGTGCCTGAAGGGCAAGTCGAACTACACCTGCAATGGCTTCCACTACCCCGAGGAAGAAGGTGGGGAGGCGATGGACTGTGAGACCGCCGAGGATTTTTACGGCGAGGAACACAAGGAGAACTGCACAGGATATAAGCCCACGAAGGCTCAGTTTATCAATACCCCACTTGGCACCACCAACTTTTCCTACTACCTCGGAGAGGTTAATTACGCTGGGCAGCTTCCCGACCGCAAGGTGCTTATTTTGGATGAATCTCACAACACTGAGCAGCAAATTCTGGCTCTGGCTTCCGTTGAAATTAACCGATACCGCTGTGAGGAAGCAGGAGTCAAGTTTGAAGATGTTCCTTACCTTAACCCTGACCGCCCGGACCCAAGCACTGGTACTGGTGAGGCTCTTGACTGGCTGAATGAGGTCTTTGTCCCAGCCGCCTTGAAATATATTGCCGAGGAGAAGTCCGAGGCACAGGACTTACAGGACCAGCACGGGATGAAGAAGGAAGCCGCCAAGCATATGCGTAAGGCACGGGGTATGGACCGGTTTCTTCAGTCCCTTAATCTCTTTCTTACTTCTGAAAACCGAACTGACTGGGCAGTATGGTCCGAACCGGCTACCGAGATGTGCCCTAACTGCCGTGCCAAGCTCCGTCCCGGTACCAAGGCGTGCTGGCGGCGGGATTGCAAGGCTCTCATCCCAGAGCGTCCAGCTAAGCTCATCATCCGTCCCTTGACCGCTGCTATGTTCGCTGACAAACTGCTTTTTTCCCACGCCGAGAAAGTCGTCTTTATGTCAGCGACCATCCTTGCCTTCAATCCATTCCTTAAGGCCTTGGGAATCAACCGTGATGAAGCCGTTTGTTTGTCCGTGCCAAGTGAGTTTCCGGTGGAGAACCGCAGGGTATATGTAAAAAAATGGCAAAAGGGTCACGGTAGTATGAGCTTCCGTTGCATCGACCACACTTTGCCTGAAATGGCGCAGGAGGTTGAGCACATTATGCGCAAGCACGCCCATGATAAAGGCATCGTGCATTGCGTTTCCTTCAAGGTGGCTAAATACCTAATTGACTATTTGACTCGATGTGGGCTTGGTGACCGTATTATCACCCACACGTCCGAGGAGAAAGGCTCCCGTGATAAGGCGGTGGAAGAGCACATTGCCTCCACTAAGGCGTCCGTATTATTTAGCCCTAGTATGCAAGAGGGGTTGGACCTGAAAGAGGAGTTGAGCCGTTTTCAAATTATAGCTAAGGTTCCATATCAACCCCTTACTCCTTATGTTCGTGCCCGTATGGCTCGTGACCCACTTTGGTACACCTACACCGCCGCACTTGCTCTGATGCAGGCTACAGGGAGGTCGGTTAGGTCAATGACTGACTGGGCTGTCACTTACATTTTGGATGGGGATTTTGAGTCGTTTGTTAAGAGGGCAGGAGCCATAATTCCTGACTGGTGGTCAGAGGCTGTCGAGTTTATGAGGGAATGGCCTGAGGAGATACGTCCGTCATGGGTGATTTCCCAGTCTTTTGTATCCAACAATTTACCATCCGCAACCGTATGAACGGAGGTTAACTATGAGAACAGCAATCTGGGTATTCCTGTTGTTTGCGCTTAGCTTTATGCAGAAGGCGTCGGTCAAGTGGCTGGGAATTGACCCTATCCAGCCGAGGGGATTCCGTAATTTTATCACCCTGTGCGTGCTTGTGCTTTTTATCGTCTGCTTTTTCATTTGTGTGTTACAGGACTTGAAGGAGTTGTCAGAAGGAGATAAGCCATGAAGACCATCAAGCTGACCCGCACCATCCGCAGGGAGGTTGACGGGGTGTTCGTCTACATCGGACCGAAGGGCATTGGCTTTAGGGACAAGCACCGCCCGAAGCGGGAGACCTTTGAACTGACGTGGAAGCAGGTTTATGTACAAGCCCAGCTTTTTGCTTGCGCCGAGGAGGAAAGGAGCCTAAAGTCTCTTGTTGAGGTCAAGCCCGTAATATCCGTTGACCCAAAGCAGATGCCGATGTTCCCCATAGAGTCACCGTTTCCTATCGTCCACACTCCAGAGGAAGCTATGGAGCACCTGAAAGCTGGTGGTGGTGGTATTGGGGTGGACCTCAGCCACCTGTCACGAGAGGAGGCTCTGAAGGAGTCGGAAAGGCTATCAGAACTGCATATGGAGATTACTTCCAAGCAACGACGGCGTAGTGCGTGGATTTCTCCCCCTCCTCCACAGGATATCGTATTTGACGAGGGAGTCAACTGCGAGGATGTTCCCAAATGCGACCAAGAGTTCCCGCAGTCCCCCGGACCCGAGCCTGACGACGGGACCTGTTTTGTCTACCTAAACAGGATAGGTGCGCCCGACCCCGAGGAGGCTGCCGGGCTGGACATGGTGGCGGAAACAGAGGAAGATGAGAGCATCACGTCCTAGATATCCCCGGCCGCAGGACATAGCGACCTACAAGCTCGCCCTGGGGCAGGCCATTCCCGTGGACGCCCCCTTGCAGATGGGCTACCGGGAGTCAGCCAAGCTCGTGCCCAACTGGCGCTTCCAAGGCATCACCAAGGGCATCCAGTGGGTCGCTGATGTGTACTGCGGAGGGTTCTGTTATGTGGCCGTGGGAAGGTTCAACGAGCAGGTGAGGTCCCTGCCTGCGGCCATCCGGTTTATAAGGACTCAGCTTGCGATGCGCGGGGTGCTATAGCTTTTGGTGCTTTCCACAGGTGCAGGGCTTGCCACGGTTGATGTTCCAACGCTGGCACATCCCAATGGGTCCACCTTTTAGACCTCCTTTGCGCCCTCCAATTTTACCTCCTTTACTACAACTTTCTTTAGTGGCTATAGAAGTAATATGACCGCTTTCTATATTTTTACGACCGCCTTTTCTTTGATTATCAATAGTATGCATAGAATCCATATGACCGGTTTCTACGTTTTTTCGTCCGCTTATTTTACCACCTATCTTGCCGCCTTTGCTGCAAGTTTCAAAGGTTTTAATTGAAGCAAGCTGACCACTTTTTACAGCTTTTCTACCGCCTATCCTTCCTATGTTTTCGTAGTCTACAGAACCTGGTAATGTTAGATTCATCCCATCAGGATACCCCCACCATGTATGGTGCTTGAAAATCTCCACTGTTTCAGCAAAGTCGGCATCTCCTTTGTTTGTTATAGTTTCTCCAAAGAACTCAGGTGTAGGAAGGATGCATTGGGGAAATACTTTTTTGAATCTTTTTCCAAACCCCTCTTTTCCTATCCGATGCTCTCCATCCCTTTGTCCAAGTCTTCGTGTTTGTCCGATATAAATCCACTTTTCAGGGATAACAGGGTGGGGATATCTGTAAAGTTTTATGTCCATATATAGATAAAGTTGGTATTTCAAGTTATTAGAATTGGGTATTAACTCGGGAGGAACTTTTCCAACTTGCCGCACAGGCCATCAAGACCGCCCGCTATGCCGATACTTTCGTCGGGGCGGAACGGGACAATCTCGGTCGCTTGAAAGACTGATTTTTCGGTATTATAGGGTAGGAGGAGTTGCCCTATGAAGCCAAGGTACCGTTATATTTGCCCGTGCGGGTTTCGTACTAATCGGTCTTGGAGGCTTGCAGCCCACAGGCACAAGTTGAAGCCAAAAGCTCAGGCAACGCCCATTGACCCCCTGAAGGGTTTGTTTTCCCGCTAGGAGACCTATGAAGAATCCCAGCGAGGCATCTCCCGTCAGGCTTGTTAAGCTGGACACTCTTGAGGACCTCAAGCATGTCCTGTATGTCCAGAAGACCATCGGGCAGGGAGTCAGACGGGAGATGATAGCCTTGGCCACCACCAAGGAGCTTGCCACTGGCAAGGTCAGTGGTCCCGAGGAGATGCGCCGTATCATCACGGGTCAGTCAAGGCTCTTGGAGAAGTACGCCAAGTACCCGACCCTGTCGGAGTTCTCCTTCCATCCCTCTTTAGCCATGGCGACTCACTGGGGGGCCACCTTCGGCGTGGCCATCATGGTCAAGGCGTTGATTGTAGACCAGATTAAGGCAACGATGCCGGTGTTCGCCCCCTTCATGCGGAACATCTATATACTCATTCTCAAGGAACTGAACAACCCTACCCACGAGTTTCTTATTGAGCCGCTGGAGGAGTCCATAAAATTTCGGGTTACCGTAGGGGAAGACGGCGAGGAGGTAGATAACGAGAAGAGCAAAATGCTCACCCGCAGGCTCCTCTACCAAGCGACCGAGAGCCTGCTGATGATAAGCGTCCAGTACCAGATAGTTGAAGCGGCCCCAGTGGGGTTTGCAATCTCTGAGATGGGGAGAAGGTGCCTTCTCCACCTCATCGACGCCGACATATTCCTCAACGAGCTTGCCGAGGCACACAAACGGTTCCAAAGCGAGCGTCCCCGCCTAAATTTTCTTTGAAAAACGAAAAAATGAACTTTCTAAACCACTTATAGGAGGAAAGCTCATGTTCATCTATCTCATCGTCAATCACAAGACCGGAAAATACTATGTCGGTCAACACAAAGGGAATAACTTAAAGCAATATCTTCAGAGGAAATTCTGGGATGCTAAGCATCAACGTAATGGAAGTTCTTACCTATACAATTCCATGCGGAAATATCCGCAGTCTACATTGTGGTCCATCCATGCCCTCCGCTCTGACATACGAACCAAATCCGAACTTGACCAGACCGAGCGGGACTTTATTGCCTTTTTGAAGGCTCAGGACCCCGAGTATGGCTACAACATCTGCCGAGGAGGAGAAGGATTTACGGGACCACATTCCGAGGCATCTAAGAAGAAAACCTCTGTGGCTTCTAAACGAACATGGCAGAACCCTGAATTTAGAGAGCGAGTAATACCTAAGATTAGGGCTAGTCTTCAAACAGAGGAGTATAAACGCAAGGCATCCTTGTCCCATATGGGACATGAGACATCAGATGTAACAAAGGGCAAGATATCCAAGACCCACAAGGACAATTGGCAAGACCCAGAGTATAGAGCCCAAATGGAGAATTTTGGGATTTTCAACCTTACCAAGGAGCAACTTAGCGAGAACGGGCGCAAAGGGGGAGCCATTGCTGGGCTTATCAATGGTCCAAGGAGTGGCGTAAAGAATCTTCTCGCTCAATCTTATGAATCCAGGGTTCAAGCCGGGCTTAAGGGGGGTAGCACAACTGCCAGCAAGCCGGGGTTCCTTGCCGAGATTGGTCGTATCGCCAGATGTAAGCATTGGCAGGTAAGCAGAGGGAAACCCTGCCTATGCGGTCAGCATAGTCCTGCTGAAAGTCTTTTTTATGAGAAGCACTCCATCATCCATACCAAGAAGAATTATAGTGTTAGTAAAAAGGTTACAGACAAAAGGAAAGAACGAATGGCCTTTCTTGGCAAGATTCAAGGCAAGAAAAATGCCGAGAGCGGTCACCTTGACACCATACGCACCAAGGAAAGTTGTAGCAAGGGTGGAAGAATAAACGGCGAGATTCAAGGAAAGAAGAATGTGGAGAATAGGCAAGTCGCCGTCCTTGGCAGGACCCAAGGGAGGAAGAATGTGGAAAGTGGACAACTCGCCTCTATCCGCACCAAAGAAGGCTGTATTAAGGGTGGTAAGATAGGTGGAAAGACGGGAGGAATGACTCAAGGCAAGAAAAACACGGAGAATGGAACCCTTACTAAGGCTCGGTGTCTCCGCTGGAACATCCGCCGTGGTAAACCCTGCACCTGTGGAAAGCACAATATTTTATAAAATCCTTCCAAAAAACCCTTTTACCGATGTATACTATAGATGGGAGGAAACAAAAATGGGAATCGGAATGGCAATCTTCGTAGTAGGCATCATCACTTTGATGGTCTTTAACCCCGGCTTCCGCAAGGTTGGATTCATCCTCGGCGGGGTCTCCGCCGTCCTGTTCGTCGTCGTCCTCGTTGGTTCCTCATATTGGGAGGAATGCGACCGTGTCAAGGGGGTTGCTATTGACCAAGCTCAGCACGAGCGTTATGTGGCGATTGCAAAGTGTGGTCATCCTGCCGGTTACGTCCCTGACGTGTTCGATATCTCCATCGCTGAAACTACCAATAGCAATAACCCTAATGAGAGCGTCCAACAAATCTGTGCCGATGACTTACAGAAATCCCTAAAAGAGTATAAGCTTCAGGACGACCAGCAAAGAGCAGCCGCCAAAAGGAATATCAGACAGGCAGCCATCGCCAAGGCTAATGCGCTTCCCCCCAACGTCGTGAGAAGGAACAACAATGGCACACAGTTCTTATGCCGTGACTCGGAGAATCACGTATCTGGTATGTCCTATGTTCAGTTTGACACTGGAACGGTTGTAGAATATCTGAACGGCTTGAAATACGAACCCAACGTCTACAAACGGAAAGCCGACAGCTTTGACACCAGTGCCCACGCTGTCACGGCAGCCCGTGAGTATGCTATAGCCAATTGTCCAGCGTTGTAGGCGACCGTGTCGCCAGAAAGAGGTTCATATGGGACGTTCAAGGTATGATGACCCGGATTTCAGCGGTCCCGCTTGGAATGCAATGTGGACGAGTATCCGTGAAGATAGAAAAATCAAAGAGAAAGTCATGGTCAAGGCCAAGGCTCTGCGTGAGTTTTCCGCCACATACGCCACGACCTTAGCCCCTAACTCCGAAGCCGAACTCAACGAGATTGCCAAGTATGTGCGTGAGGCTAAGCCTTGGGATTACGACCTCACTTCTAACGAAGTCCTCAATCTGGCAAAGGGGGTTCAGGCTGACCTTAATCCCAAGCCAGCCGTAAAGCCTGATGTTGAAGATTTTCATCCGACGACTTGTGTGTGGGAGACTCCAACTTAACCAAGGCTCAAGCCTTGGCTTACCTCGCACGGCTCGACGACGGGTTTGTCGGTAAGCACTATAAAGTCTTTGGGACTTAGTATTATCCCGGTATGGACAACACACCGTTCAGACCGGGAATATCATCCTCCGAATACCCCCCCATCACGCAACTTCTCCTGCGTAAGTCTCCCAAACCCTTCAATATCCTCATTGGCGAGGACATCCATCAAATCAGATTCGCTGAGAAGACCCTTGGGCTCAAGCATCATATCGTTGAGAAGGTTACGGACGCCGACCTGCTTACCGGGGAGCCTTGTCTCCTGTGCATCACGACCAGCAGGGTGGTGGACATCTCCGAGAGCGTCAGGGACAAGACCTCGTTCTGGTCCATAGGACCCATCAGGAAGGGCTCGGCGGCCGCTAGCGCCATCGTTAAGCACGCCGCGACTGCGCTGGGCGGCAAGATGCCCGACAAGGATGCTTTGCAACGGATAGCCGACACTTTGGCCAGCGAGGGAGTAGGGGATATCCACATCGCCATCTGGAAGGCGGTCTGGCTCCTGTTGGGTCCTCCTTTAGAGGAGCCCAAAAGGTGGGTAGACCCATGGGAGAATTACACTGGGTGGCTTCGCCCGGACATTGACCCGATGTATAGGCTCAACAGCCTCTTCAAGGATTTGAGCGCCTACACCTTCATCATGTCAGGCGAGGTGGAGTCTCTCAAGAAAGCCGGGCTGAGCATGTCCCCCTCGAAGGTGAAGTACCTGTCGAGTCTAAAGCTCCATGTTAACAAGGTATATGAGACTCTCCGGGAACTGTCCTCTTGGAGGATGAAAAACGGGGACCCTTATCTTTCCGCTATGAGGATTGCGGGAACATGGTCAGGGAGTTAAAACCTTGGTGGAGTAGTATTATCCTTTGACGGAGAGGAATAAGGATTAAGCAAATGGCCAGTTCCCGTATCGGTTTAGAGATTCTCATAGGCAAGGTAGCTGTAGCCTTCAAGGTTAGGAAGAAGGAGGCAAAGCTGATTGTAGAGAGGGTAATCGTCTGCTTGGAGCAGACTCTCCTTGACAACCTTGAGACCGATGGATTCGTCATAAAATTGAACAAGTTCGGAAAGCTCACCATCCGGCATCGGGCGGCGAGCCTACGAAAAATTCCCCTCACGGGGGAAATCAAGATGACGAGCAGGAAGCGCAAGGTAAAGTTCGTGACTCTCGGGAAGCTTCGAGAGCAGGAGAAGGCACCTGCGGCATCATCCTCCCCGTCACCTGCAACACCCCAATCCCAGACAACAACCCAGGAGGTTAGCCAGCAATGAAACAATTCTCAGCCGACGATGAGCTTGCGGATATCGCACCCAGGACTCAAACACAACCTGCACCTCAAACACAATCAGCACCTTCGCCAATAGCACTAGGAACGGCACCAGCCGCCTCCGGTCCAGCCTCTGCACCAGCGGCAGCACCCCCACCACCACCCGCTGCGCAGACATTCGCCCAGCCGGACATTGACGACGACCTCCCTACGGGTGGCCAGCAGCAGGCTACCAGCGGCAAGACCTCCGCTCAAGGTGACCTAGTCGGGGAAGAGGTATCTTGGGAGGACGAGGAGCTTGCCAAGACGGGAGACGGTCTCCAGCGCATCCGCCCGGAAAAGGGCAGCAACAAGGTGTCTCGTTTCGCCCTTCTTGATTTCCTTCCTGTCGGATGGAAGTATCCTACCCGTACTGCTCGCAACCACTACGTCCCCACCAAGGAGGGCAAGCGCTGCCACATTTGCCTCGGGACTAGGGAGAACCCCTACGGCTATTGTTGCAAGCAGCTTGATGAGGAGGGGCAGACTCATATCGTGTGCCTTGCCCTTGAGTACACCAACGCCAACCCGACAAGCGGGAACTACGACAAGAACCCGGCAACCGGGCAGTACCCGCCCATCGAGTATCATATTGGCTTCCTTGACCTGTCCACTGCTCAGTACAAGCAGATTAAGGACTTGAAGGAAGAGGACAAGTCTATCTATGACGTTGACCTCGTTATGGCAAGGGACGGCAACCGTTACAAGTTTGCTGTTAAGTCCTCCAAGGCGGCCCGTTGGAAGCTCATTCCAGGGCTTGCCAAAGATGTCGAGGCGAAGTGTCAGCCATTCCTTCAGGACGGTGGGCGCAAGCTTACCAGGCGGCTGGGGAAGAAGACTTCCCTGCTTGAATGGAAGGCGCTTCTCGCCGGGGCTGCGGCTGGTGCCCAGGAAGCAAATTTGTCAAACATGGACGATTTGTGATATTAGGTATTAACTAGTTGTACATCAAAGAGAGGAGCAAATAGCTCCTCTCTTTTTCTTTCTTGCCTTAAAGTCTGTGCTTTTCTCATATTAGCAATGTGTTCTTGAGAGAACTCCCTACCTGTATTAGCTAGAGCTAGTTTTTGCTTGGTTTCTTCTAAATGATGCTTCCCAAGCCAAGGAGCTTTTCCATAATTTGGATTCCTTTCGCCTTTTCTTGCTTCACACAATTTTCTCTTGGTTTCTTCAGATAGGTTTTCCCATCTGTGTGACTCTGACATTTTTTTACGAGTCTCTATAGATGCCCCCTTCCTGCCCTTCTGGGCATCAGACATTTTTTTACGATACTCAGGAGACTGCATTCTATGTTTGGCTCCCTCTGACATCTTTCGCCTAGTTTCCTCAGTATGCCTGTGCCCCTTGAATCCCGGTATGCATTTCTTTCTCCACTCCTCTTTCTCCTCTCCGACCGGGCTGTATCCCCCGTCTCCTCCCGAAGTTTTGTTATACCCGGTATCGAGATGATTTGAATTGAACAGTGCAATGAAGTACTTTTCTCTTTCGGAAAGGAAAGCCTTTGAGGTGATGCCCCTCTCTAGTACTTCCAGCGTAAAGACCTTGGGTCCATACTTTATGATTGCTCGGTGTAAATGGAATCCTAACCCCTTTCTAGCACAGCTTACATGCCTGCGCCACCGTTCTTGGACATTCTCCCCTATAAACTTTCCAACATAGATTTTCCCGTTTACAGTATTTATTAACTTGTAGACCAGCATATCCGTCCCCTATCTAGGAAACGGATAGTCTTAATTATATGGATGATTTATAGCAGGCTGGCCACATGGAGAGATTTGATGAGCACAGTCAATTACATGGACGGGAACATCTTCAGGGACGAGGGTTACCTGCAGGAGGCTAACCGCCAGTTTTTCCACCCTCTAGGGCTGGCCCTTGAGCTTGACCCGAAGACCAGTACCCTCAAGATATGGGACTATCGGGACGACCCTGAGGGCATTACCTTTGACAAGACCGACCTCCAGCCGAAGGCAGCACATGTCGCCCAACTTGAGGGGAATCGGTATGCCGCCCGCAAGAAGGCGGTCGGATATTGGATACAACCGATTTGAAGCTAATGAGGTTATTATGTCAACATTACAGATGATTGTATGCAACACTTCTGAAGATTGCGCCCAAGCAGCCGTTTCTATCTATAAGAAGAAGAAATGGAGGTGGGTAAGATACGGCGAGAAAGGAACATCCTACTACATACCGAAAAAGAAAGACATCATTAAAACGCTTAAGGAGTTAGAAGAAGAAATTAAGGATGGTTGCACCGAGTCTGCAACTGGACGCCTCCACGTTTTCAAGGCGGGGAACGATTGCAAGTACTGCTTGGAATTAAAATCCCTATGAAGAGTGTTTTAAGCTAATGAAAAAATCCAAGGAAGTACCCCTTCGTTATCCTGCGGTCATTCCAAGAGTTACAGATTGGTATATAGTTGGGTTAGACCCTTCACTATCCAGGACAGGTTATGCTTTGATGCACGTGGGAATCCCCAAGTGCGACTTTCCTGAAGGCGTCCCCTGCACGCATCCAGGATGTATTAGTCACAGCTCCCACCCTTGTGAGGTCTGCCATAGAATAGGTGGACGGCTTGATAGCTCAGCGGAGTGGCTGGAAGTCGGCTCAATAAAGCCTGAGACTTCCGCTAACCCCGTATGGATACGGAGCAAGGGTATGGCACTGTTTCTTAAGGACGCTATCAAGTGTTGGGCGACTTGGGAAGAGCAACGAAACATCGGTGTGCTCATATCCACAGAATTCCCAACTCCAAGAAACGATTTTTTGGTTAGTTTGAATCGAATTATCCACTTGGTTTTCTTTGAGGATGACCTATGGAGACGGTTTGCCGCCGTGCGCATCCTTTCTCTCAATGCCAACACTCTTCGCAGTTTGATGGGTTTATCTAAAACTGGAAGGACTAATAAGTCTGAAAATATTATCCGTGCGTACGATTTTATTGACAAGCAGAGATTTCCGCATCTCGACCCCGATTCTTGCGATGCGGTGCTTCTCGCCATGATGGGAAGGCATGTAATCAGTCTTCTCCTTAATCGTCCGGCAGAGGTTCCGGCCAGGGTTTTGACCACTTTTTGCAGCGATGTACGGAAGCCCAAGGGTAAGGGGCGTAACTTGCGTATGGTCACATCGGGCATTCTCCATCGCCCAGAGTATTTCTATTCATACGAGGCTAAGCCGTTCGTATTTTGCGCAAGAGACGCATCCTCCCCTAAGGCTGGCCTAGACCGTAAGGAATATGTGATATAGTATGGATTGTCCAAGGTGCAAAGGCTCACGATGGGAGGCAGGCGGTCTAGTTCCCTCTGGATACTGTCAACGAACAATGGTCGCTGTATGTAAGATTTGCGGGTTAGTTGTCGGGGGACTCACAGCCGACACTCCCATAGAGTTTGAAGAAGGGTCTTGAAGCTATCCAAGGTGGTTTAACTGGGAAAAAGAACAGGCTGATGTTGCTACTATACGAGCCCAGATTACTAAAACGGAGGGTTAAATGGCGAAGGCAAAGGCGAAGGAAAAGACCAAGGATAAGGCATCGGAAAAGGGAAAGGGAAGGCTGCCCGAGGGACCGCCACGACTATGGACGCCCGTCCAGCGGCGTGAGGCTTTCCTGCTTTCTCGCAAGGATGTCAAGTCCGACTTTCGCATCCTCGACAAGGACTTCAAGGAACCGTTGGTCCCCTATGGTCACTTCATCTTTGACTACGTCCTCGGTCTCGGAGGCATTGCCCGCCATGGACGTGTGACCCAGATACACGGGAACGAGGGCGCAGGAAAGACCACCACGACCCTGTCCGTGGCCGCTTGGTACCAGAAGGCGACCGGGGAACCCATCGCCATCTTCGAGTACGAGCCTACTGCCTCGGCAAACTATGCCTGGGCACTGGGCATTGACCCCGAGTACTGTTTCTTTGAGCAGCCCACCGACCTGCACAAGTCCATCTATCGTCACGCCGAGCTTATGGAGAAGTTCGGCGTCCGCTTCTTCGTGGATGATTCAATTCCCTACATGGACACAAAGTATGACCTTGCCGACCTCAAGAGCGGCAAGGCATTCAGGTCTAACTATGGCAGTCACGCTAAGGGCATAACGGAGTTCTACCACAAGCTCCACCCGTACCTCCTTGAGCACGATGCACACCTGCTTATCGTTAACCAGACTCGTGCCCGCATCGACGATGATGCCGAGAACGCCAGCAAGTGGAGCTACACCAACCGGGAGTACTCCTTGCCAGGAGGATATGAGGCGAGGTTCACCCCGTCCGTGATGATTGAGGAAATTCTTGAGAGCGAGATACGCCCTTGGGAATGGGGTGATAAGATGCCCAAGGAGAAGGAGAAGTTCCTCCTCATCCAGCCCACGGGTGCTGTCCTCAAGAACTATCCGACAGCTAATCGGGTGAAGATACGTGTCCTCAAGAACAAGGTCACTGGCAAGGGGTTCCGAGAGGCGTTTATCTATGTTCGCCCGAACTTCGGCATTGATGAGAACATGAGCATCCGTGAGCTTGCCGTTTCCTACGGTCTCATTGAGTCGGACGGCGGGAAGAAATGGTATATCGGAAAGTCCTCCGAGGATGCCATCGTGAGCTACAGTAGCAAGACCGAGCTTATCGAGGACATCGTCATCAAGCAGAATCCCGAGGTCCTCGGGAAGCTAAGGGGGATGGTTATTGATAGGGTGACCACCGACGACACTGAGCGCTTTATCGGAAGGCTATCCCCAAGTGAGCTTGCCTATGTGACCGAGCCGGAAGCTGGATTCGCCGACGAGGAATTCTTTGAGGAAGGGGTTCCTGCTCCCGAGCTTCCCGAGGGGGCGGTAAAAGATTTTAAGGTGGAAGAACTGGAGTAGGGTATGCAGACATATGAAGAAAGTGTTGAGTCTGGCGGTAAGTGCATTATTACTACTTACTGTATAGGCTATATCCTTGCCATGGTGATAAGCTGGTCACGCAGCATGAGCATTCATTTAGCTCTTTATCACGGAGCCTTATCGTGGGGCTATGTTCTGTGGTTTGCAATTAAGACTGGAAGATTATAATGACACATGGCTCTTTATTCACGGGAATCGGGGGATTTGACCTCGGATTCGAGCGGGTGGGATTTGATACCCGGTCATTAGCCATAAAGCAAACCGTCTGAAGGCTGAGAACACCCCTGAAGAGTTGATAGCCCTTGGAGAAAAGTTCAAAAATATCTATGAGAATATCCGGTAAAAATTTTCAACCTTGGAGTGAGTTTGACCTTACTTTGGACGGGCTAACGCTCATCGTCGGTCCGTCCAATAAGGGGAAAAGTTCCATCTTCCGCAGCCTCAAGGGAATTCTCCGCAACGAGCTTGATTCGGGCTACATCCGCAATGGGCAGGACGAGAAGGTGGAAGTGTCCCTTGAGATTGACGGGCTTCCTCTCATCGCGGCCAGCCGGACCCGCAAGGGCACGACTAAGTACAAGATAGGCGTGGACGAGGACGGCAAACCCATCGAGTTTAAGGCACTGGGGGACAGCATCCCGGAGCCGATGGAGAAGCTCAAGTTCAATAAGGTGAAGGTCGGGGATGTCACTATGGACCCGATATTCTCCGAGCAGAACAAGGCGCAGTTCCTCAATGACACCGAGCGCTGGAAGCCTACAGAAATCAATACCATCCTCGGGGCGTTCGCCTCCACCGAGCGGCTGGACGCCGGGAAGAAGGAGGCGAACCTTCGCATCACCCAGAAGAACGGGGAGGCCAAGACGCTGGCCGAGGAGATACGGGAGGCAGAGGAGCGCAAGGGCAAGCTTACCATCCTCTCCGGGCAGGCGGACCGCTATGCCGCAGAGGTAACCTCGGTTGAGTCCACGGTGAGTGATACACAGGGCAGGCTGTTTAACACTTATGAGGCGCTAAAGCGCTTGGTTAAGGTCATAGAATACCAGCAGCTTTTGTCTGCGCTTAGTATCCCTGATATCTCTGAGACCGAGGTCCTCCACCGCAAGTCCTTGCTTCTATCCCAGGCAGCAAAGCATTTGGTAAAGTCCAAGTTCTTGGTTAGGTGCAGCGAGACCTGTGACGAGACAGTAGTAAACTGGGAGCCGGTGGTAAAGGTGCACAAGCGCAAGCAAGCCATCCTCTCCCTGCTGGCAATCCAGCAAAGGGGGGGGTTGGGTCCAAGGGAATGCGCCGACCAAGTGGGCAAGCTCCTTGAAGACACAGAATTCTCCTTGAGACGGGTTTCCTCTCTCTCCTTGTTAATCAAGTCTGCCGAGTTGGTGATGCCAGCCAAGGAGAGCGCGAGGGTAAAGGAAGAAGAACTGCTGAAGGCTGAGATTGAGCTAGAGAAGGCTAACGGCGAGGTAACGAGAATACAGCTTGACGCCGTAGAAGTTGGTGTGGCCAAGTGCCCAAACTGTGGTAAGGATTTGCGGTGCTCAACATGTCAACACGCAGGAAATTAGTATTAGGATAGGGAGACAAAAATGCCAGATATACTAGACCAACTCAAGCTTGCTCAAGGAAGGGTAAAGACACTGGCCACCAAACGGGACCAGATAATCCGTGACGCCGGGGTGGAGGAGCAGAAGCTCCAGCAGGTGTATGATAATCTTCGCCAACTTGGTATTGACAAGCCTGAGAGCTTATCTGAGGCAAACCTCAAGACCCTTGCCGAGACCACCGAGAAGACCTTGGAGGACAATCTCAAGAGCCTCTTGGAGTCTTTGTCGAAGGGTGAGGCGCTTATCGGTGAGTACGACAAGTTCCAACAGTAGGAGCTTATGGACATATACCGGGAATCTTTGGAGGACGAAATAACGGACATCGTGCAGGGAGAACTATGTGAGCTTGGGATTATGTCATGTGAAAAGCATAATCCGAGGGAGATGTGCAATGGTATCGCTAGGCAGGTACTCCATCAGATGAATGCCCTCGTGCAGGCTATCTACGAAGGAGTTTCCAGTCCCGTCAAGGATGAGTTCGGAAGGACATACCATTTCAAGACCAAGAATAAAAAAATAATCAGGGTTATGGAGTCCCCCCCAAGAAAAGGAGAGTGCTAATGGAATTCAAGAGCATCAAGCTTGAGGTTAAGGACGACAGAAGCATAGTATCCCTGCTTAACGGGGACAGTGTGTTGGGGAAAATAACCGTCTCCATTGGGAGCCAAATCGAGGTAAGCACGGAAAAGGAAGTGATTGAAAAGATTCCTTTCATGTCCCCTCCGCAGGAGGATGACCCTGTCAAGGCTGTGGAGGAGGCCTTATTCGGGAAGGAGGATGACCCTGTCAAGGCTGTGGAGGAGGCCTTATTCGGGAAGGATGATGACCTTCCTTCCGTCCCAGCTAATACCATTCGGCAAGAATACGTCCCGCCGTTGGATGTTAAGTTTAAGCCCGAGGGGGTTTTTCCCAATAGTGCTTCCGAGGCGCAAGGTGTAGACAACCAATTCAAGATTCTTGACGGCGTCTCCGAGGGGAAAGAGGGGGAAAACTGTATCACTGAGGCGGCTGATGATATCCTGCAAATGTCTGAAGACGAGATAGAGGCTGCTTTGACTGAAGTGGCACTCGCGGCTGTTAAGGTCAAGAGGAAGATTGCCAGGAGGAAGGGTGAGGTGGTGGTTACACCTGCGCCTACTGTACCTTGGGCACCTCCTTCGGCAAAAAGGGCAGATGTTACCGTGGTGCCTGTCAAGCACACCGTATTTGTTGCTCCGAACAAGTCTATCAAAAAGAAGAGTAAGCCGCTCAAAAAGAAGAAAAAGAAATAGGGGTTGATACATATGAGCGAAGACCTGCTTCCCGGAATCGAGGAGCTTGATTTCGAGCGGGACTCTGTCCAGAAGCTCTACTATACCGGGGCGAATGGCATCAACCCCGAGCGATGGGAGCGTGCCAGGGACGACATCCGTTTCGAGGATGTAGTTGCTGAGCTTACCGGTCACCGTGACAGCGTCATCCGTTGCCCCTTCCATGGGAGGGACCGCACCCCGTCTTTCACTCTCTATCCCCGCACCAACGATGCCTACTGCTTCGGGTGCCCACCTGGAAAGATGTACTACGACTCTATCACCTTTGTTTCCAAGTATATGGAGATAACTAGAGTTCAGGCGCTCTGCTGGCTGGAAAAGACCTTTGACCTCCCTTATATGCCCGGAGTCCAGTTGGATGACGATGAGGAACTGGGGGAATTGCTCACCTTTTGGGACTTGGCGGAGCCTTTCATCCTCAAGGCGAGTCGGGATGTGCAGGAGACCAAGGATCCGGAGCTTGCCGAGGATTACATCAGGATATACTTCACTGGGCTATCCACGGAGAAAGCAGCCAAGGATGCCGAGAAGACAGACGAGGATGACCCGCAGGATATGCACCTTGAGGCCACGCTGGAGCTTGCCAAGGTGATGGGCAAGGAACAACTCGCCTCTATCGCCAACAGAAAGGAATTTTAGGAAGTATTTATAAAGTATGGCTAAAGCCAAGACACAAGACGTGACCACTGAGGATTTGAAGAAGGTCAAGAAATCTAAAGTGAAGAAACCTCGGGATATCAGAAGTATGTTCCGTGAGGTTCTTTCCAACTTGGTCGCCGAGGGCGGGGTGTTCAAGGTCAAGAAGACTTGGATGAGCACTAAAGCTTTCCTGACCATTGATGACCCCACTGTCTTGCGGGCATGGTGCGATGATGTCCTCACCAATGCTCCTCGCTTTGAGTTCTATGGTCATATCCTCCCGGTAGTGGCACTGGACACAGAAGACAGCAGCCTTGACACCCGACTGTTCATACGACTCCTCAAGCAGCCGGACGGAAGTTACAAGCAGGTCTATGAGTTAAAGACCGACATCACCGGTATCTGCCTCTCGGCAGACGGCGTCAAAGGCATCTACATCCCCATCAACCACGAGTTCCAAGACCTAGAACTCAAGACCCCCGCCAAGAACATGGACCGCAGGGCTTGTGCCGAGATACTCCAATGGTTCTTTGACCAGGTTCACCTCGTATTTTACAACGGGAAGTTTGACCGTGAAATCATGCGGTTGACCATGGGCATTGTGTTCCGTCCCTATCCCTTCTTTGAGGATGTGCAGGTATTGCAGTATATCAACGACCCCAAGGCGGACATGGAGGACAAGAAGTTTTATACCGGGGATTCCGGGGGGTTGAAGGCACTGTCCAAGAACGTCCTCAACATTGAGCAGATTGAGCTTGGGGACATAGCCAAGGTCAAGGCGGAAACCTGTCCGTACTCCGGGTCGCCGTTTTGCAAGTGCTCGCTTGAAAAGAGGAAGGAGAGCAAGCATGGGCTCAAGAACCACTTTTCTCCCTTCCCGTGGATTCCCGTTGACCTTGCCCTCTGGTACGCCGCCTCGGACGCCATCTGTACATGGCTCTTATGGGAGAGACTGCACGAGCTTGCTCGGTCTCGCAGGACGGTACACCGCATTGACCATGAGCTTGTGGACTCCATCGCTTGGATTGAGCGCCAGCGGTTCATCATTGACACGGACCGCCATAGGCGCACTGTGAAGGGTCACCAGAAGAAGATTGCCCTGCTGGAAGGAAAACTCTATGACTTGGCGATAGCGGCGGGGTATCAGGAGCCTAAAACCGATGAGGGCAAGGTCTTGGAGGAGGACCGGTTCAATCCGGGGAGCACGAAGCAGCTTCAGGAGCTTTTCTTCAATGTCAAGAAGTTCAAGGTCACGAAGAAAACCCCTGGTGGGGCTGCATCGTGTGATGCAGAGGTAATCGAGGACCTTCGCAAGGCACACCCGGAGGATAAGTTCCTTGCCACCCTGCTGGACTATCGGGACTATCAAGCCCTACACCCTGCCAGTCTTTCCTATGACCCGAGCGACGGGACAGCCCGCATATACCTCAAGCAGAACGTGGTCGCCGGGGGACGTTTGTCCTCCGCAGGCGGGGACTTCTACAAGGATGGCGGGTTCGGCCTCAACAGCCAAGCTGTCAAGAAAGTTGAGGGCTACCTCATGTGGAAGGTGCAGGGAAACATCCTGTCGCCGGATGAGATACCGGAAGACCAGATAGAGGAACATACCGAGGAAGAGCTTCACTCTTCCTGTTTTAAGGAAGTAGAGGAGGATGTCGTCGTCGGATATAAGGATGATGTTACCTATTTCACCGAAGAGCCAGATGGTGGGTGGTCTGACGACTCCCCGCAGGAGATAGTCACCAAGATTCCCATCCTTGAGAAGCAGAAGGTACGCAAGAAGGCACCGGGAATCATTAAGAATCACATCGGGCAGTATATGGGTTATGCCGTGTGCCTCGTGCCCGGCTGCAAGACATGCCACGACAAGTTCGGTGTCCTCATTGAGAATGGCAAGATTGACGCCAACGAGGTTGTCAACCTGCGCTGTCTATTTCATTCCCCTCCTGGATACACATTTGCTACAATTGACTATTGCCTGAGTCCTGAAACACGGCTTCTCACTAGCGGCTTGCAGTGGAAAGAGTCTGGCTCAATCGTAGAAGGAGAAGAACTGATAGGTTTTGATGAACAACTTCCGGTCAAACGATGGGGCAGACGAAGGCTACACCCGTCTTTAGTGGAAAAAGTCCAACGTCGTAAACTGCCATGCGTTAAGGTCGTAACAGATAAGGGTTCTGTTGTATGTTATGAGGGACATGAGTGGTTAACAAGAGTTAGAAAGTACGGAGACAAACGCCATCGGGGACAGTATGATTGGGTTCCAGCATCCAAGCTTAAGATTGGTCAACAGATAGCCTATTTGTGTGACCCTTGGGATGAGGATATCTCCTATGAAGCTGGGTACCTTCGTGGGGTTTTTGATGGAGAGGGATGGGTATCTAGGCAAGCTTTGGGTTTTGGTCAAAAAGAAGGGTGTGTTCTGGATACGACTGAGCGGTTGTTAAAGGAAAAAAATTTCAATTTTGTTAGAGACAGCAATGGCAAAACTCGGGTTTCAGTTTTACGGAGTAACGGAGGAAGAAACGAGGTTTTCAGATTTATTGGGAGCATTCGACCAGAACGACTTCTTAACAATGTCCGTTCAAAAATGTGGGAGGGATTGGACTATCAGAGCAAAACTTGCCAACCCGTAAAAATTCTTTCCATAGAGCCTGTTGGTGTTCAAGAAGTCATTGCTATCCGAACTAGCACTCATACTTTCATAGCCGAAGGTTTGTTATCTCATAATTGCAACATTGAAATGAGAGCGGCGGCCAATGTCTCAGGTGAGCCTGAATTCATCAATGAATTCCTGCACGGCAAGGGGGACTTCCACAGCCTTACTGCCTCCAAGGTGTTCCCGGAATTCAATGACCCGAACCACAAGAACTACCACGCTAAGCACCTCCGTGACCTTGCGAAGGTTATCAACTTCGCCTTGCTGTACGGCGGAACCGCCTACACGATTTATGAGAACATGAAAAAGCAGGACCCGAACATCACCTTCCAGGATTGCGAGCGCATGGTTGCTGACTACTGGAGGGGGGTTCCCACCTTCTTCCAATGGTGCCAGCGTAAGCAGGTTATCGCCAAGGAGCAGCTTATCTGCACCACCACGACAGGCAGGGTCATCAACTTCCAGTCTGCCATGACAGCCCTCCACATCCATGTCCCCGGCGAGGAGGAGCGGAAGAACACTTGGAAGTACCGTGACTTGATGAAGAAGGTGAAGGAGACTAGGGCGAAGAAGGATCCTATCTTCTCGGAGTACGCCAGCCTCGCCCAGTCGATGTGGAAAAATTTGGACACGGGAGTCCGCAACTGCATTGACTATGACAAGTTCATGGGCAAGATTCAGCGTGTGGCCGGGAATATCCCCATCCAAGGTCTTAGCGGCGACTTCATGCGGATGACCCTGAACAAGATTCACCAGTGGGTTGAGAAAGACCCTGCTGTGGCGACCGTCTTCTTACTGCACTGCTCGGTCCACGACGAGGTTGACTTCAGCGTGAAGGACGAGTACATGCCCTTCGTGATGCCGAGGGTAACCCGCATCATGAAGCTCCGCAAGCTCCACGAGTGGATGCAATGGCCAGTGCCTATCGAGGCTGACGCCGAGTATGGCCCTTCATGGGACGTAGAGCATTATGTCACGGGCGACGATGACCACCCCCCCGCTGCTTGGACGAAGATAAAGGCAATCGCCAGCTACATCCCGGACTACTGGGACTCATTGACCATCAAGAACCTTATCCTCGCCATCGCCTCCGAGGACGAGAAGAAAGTCGCCAAGGCAGATGCCTACTTAAAGGAGGCCTTGCATTCACGTGCCTACCAAGCGGCGTGGCATTGCTTCCACAAGAAAGAGGGGAAGAAAGAGGTCGTTCCGCAGACCGACCGTAAGGAGATACAGCGGGCGCTCATAGCCGCCGTTCAGCTTGACGAGTACTGGCGTCTGGACGGAGTCCCCGACGAGGGTACCGACACGATGGAGACCCTCGCCCAGTACGAGGAGCGCATGGGCTTGGGTCCCGAGAACCGCAACCCGATAGCCTTGATGTTCGGTCCTTTGGGTTCCATTCCGCTCGACGCTGAGGTGATAAGGTTCTCCTCGGAGCCTCTGGATTCCCCTGCTTACATACAGCATGAAACGCTACAAATGCCCCCAGAAGTGTCCGAGCCGGGAGGGGGTACCCAAGGTATCTCCGAGCTGCCCGTGGCAGTGGAGAATAACCCTGCTGACAGGATAGACCCTATCTCAGGACCTCCCCCTACGGGAGTAACGATATTTGACCTCGGGGATATGGGCAACGGACGGGATGTCCAGCTATCCATCACCCTTGGCAAGGGGCACAATCATATCTGGGTCAGGTATGAAGGGCTGGTGTTCTGCATAAAGCGGGTAGCTATGGACCACATCCCTGACAAGTTTTTGAAGAAGGTTTAACGGATACATATATGTGAGAGATTCATTATATTCCGAGATGCTGAAGCTTGCTTCCGGGGAGCCGGGTTTGCTCTTCCGTGGGGGGAACCCTATCAACAAGAACCACGACTATGAGCCAAGCTGGGATTATGAGGTAGACGAGGAGCCCCCTCCTAACCTGGCAAGGATGGCTACCGAGGTCTCAAAGCATTTTTTCCAAGAGCTTAAGTCCAAGAAAATTATAGACAATTGGATGATGGGGTTTGAGGTTTGGGCCGCTAACCTCCAAGACACGGGTGCCGTGGCTATGTACATCAGCGGTACCCACGACTGGCCTGTGGTCTTGATTGACCTTCGCCAGCACATTGGATATGAAGACCAGATTGGTAAAAGCCTTCATCACGAACTTATCCACGCCGTGCAGGAAGCAAAAGAAGAAGAGTTTAACGAGGATGAGGCTGAGGACGACCTAGCGATATGAGTGAATGTTCAAAATGCGGTTCACCCTACCACGGGGATGATGCCTGTCCGCAGGCGACCCGCAGGAGAAAGAAGTCCACCTTCAAGACTCGTAAGGAGTTAGGCTTGGGACCAAATGAAATACCCTTTAAGTTCCGGGTAGACATTGACCCTGAGAAGGACAACGAGGTTGAGGTTAGTCGAAAGCGGGCACTCCTGCGCCTTAACTCTCAGCGGGTCTACATGCAGATGGGCTGCGCCGTCAAGGCACATAACAGCATGAGGGAGACCGCCAAATGGATTGCCAACCTATTCGAGAACATGGATGAGGAGGACAGAACCGCCGCCGCCTCGGTGTTCATGAGGATAGAGGGACTGCTGTTCGGGCTGGAGAATCTCTCCAACCAGAAGATATTACAGGCGGTTAATATGGAGGAGCTTGTCGAAAGGGAGCGCAGGAGGGCACAGGCGGCACGGGTGTACCTAAGCCGGATAGCCGCCGATAAGTACAAGAAAGCAAACCAGCTTGGTGTTCTAGTCTTGGGAGATGTTCCATCTTCTTCTGTTACTAAAACTACCAATTTTTCGTTCCCAGAAAACCTTGTAAACTCATTAGGTATAAAGGGATAGAAGTAAAAGCCTCAAAGCGGTGTCCCAAATATAAATCTAATTTAAGATGTAAAATTGATTTTCTCTCTTAGTATACCGTTGTACCCTGTTGCAAAGAGTGTAATTGTTTTAAGCGTGCCGCCCCATATTAGCGCTTTATAACCTATTTAGAGAGGGTCACAGAATTTAGAAACAGCAAGAGATAGGAACTATGGCTGAAACTACCGAACTAAAGTCCCCTAAGAGCACGCTTGCCCATCGTCGTGAGCGGGGCACCAATTTCCGCATAGGCACCACCGAGCTAAAACGCAAGGTGGCCGCCACCAAGAACGGAAAGACATTCGCTTCCGCAGGTCCTGGCAGCTTCTATAACGAGGCGAGCCACGAAATTACCGATACCCAGATAGCCAGAATCAGGAACATGGCCGTCCAGCAGACCCCGTTCGGAGCCCAAGGGTGGGGGATGTACGAGCTTACCCGCAACAAGACCGCCGCCTTGTTCGGCGACGGTACGTTGGGGAACGCCGACATTGCCGATAGCAACAATATCGGCTATTACAGCTATGAGTTCCCGGTGGACGCCCTTGAACTCCCGGCCAGCCGGGCGGAGGAGCTTCGCTTCTACCGCCTTGCCTATGACCGTGACCCTATCGTCGGACGTGCCATTGACATGCATACTGAGCTTCCGCTCAGCAAGTGGAGCCTTGAGAAGCCGAAGTGCTCCAGCGATGACTTCGCCGACTACGTTTATGACTTCTTCCAAGGGCTGATGTCCAATACTAAGTTCTTCCAAACCCTCATCCAAGCGGTACGGGAATACTGGTGCATAGGAGAAGCGTTCCTCTTCATACAGGAGGAGAGGGACATCGAGCCTTGCAAGATGGCTAAGGTGATACTGGAAAAGGCGGAGCGTAAGCAAAATAAGCAGATGGGGCAAGGAACTGAGCCAGGCATGGATGGGGAGAATCCACCCATGGGAGGCACGGCTGACCGCATACTTGACTTCTTACAGCCCGGCAAGCGTTCTTCATGGCTTAGGGAGCGCTCTGCTGAGATAGAGGAAATCAAAAAGGCGGGAATTGGCTTTAACCCCGAGGAGACCATCACGGGCGTAAAGAGAGAAATCCGCCTCAAGAAGGGTGTCTACACCAAGAAGGCCAAGAAGCTGGCAGGGTTTATCAAAATAGCTATGGCGAACGCCGAGAAGAACGCCAAGCTCATCTCCCGTGACGAGGCGGATGACGACTATCCGATTCAGGTCATCGCCGCACCAATGCCGCCCCCCGGCGAACCCACGCCCCTAGGCGGGGCTGATGACGCACCCCCTCCGGGAGGAGAGGGTGCTCCGCTTGGAGACGCCGGGCTGGAAGGAGTGGCGGGAGTAGACTCAATGACCGAGGGTGGTATGCTTGGCGACGACATGGGAGGGGACCTCGGAGGAGGACCGCCCCCGATGGGGGGCGGAGGAGGCGGAGGAGGTTTCGGAGAACCCACGACCTCGCTTGATGCTGTGGGGTCGGTGCAGGATGCCATCGCACAGGGTAGCACCATCAAGAAGCAACAGGAACTCCTCGAAATAAAGCGATACATCAAGCTTCTTGAGAAGAAGAAGACCATCCTTGAAGAACTCAAGGAAATCAGGGAGAAGCGCCGGATAGAGGAGGAGCTTTTCAGCCACCTTGAGAATGAGGACTATGAGGGCTTTGACAAGATACAGGTTCTCCCCCCCGAGCAGATTGAGCTTGAGGCAGGCACCGGGATGACAGACGGAGCTACCATATTCTATAAGCCGCTAGGAAAGCAGAAAACCGCATACCTTGAGGACCCCGAGGTTGACTCCGAGGTCAAGGGTATGCTGGAGCAGGACGGCAAGATTGCCCTCAATACGGACGCCTTCAAGGGAAGCTATGTCCTCCACTTCGCCCGCAAGAAAAGTGACTATGAGCTTCACGGGCGCTCCATCCTCCAGCGTTGCATCAGAACGGTCATCTACCGGGAAAAACTGCGGCAGGTGCAGAGCACGCTGGCTAGCCGCAACATGACTCCCAAGACGCTGATTATCGCCCCGGATATTCCACCCTCTGAGGTTATGGCTCTGCGTGCGCACGTGGACGAGGCAAAGGCGGACCCGGACTACAGCGTGGTCCTCAATTATGAGGCACGGTGGGACGAGATTGGCTCGGACGGACGGTTGCTCTCGCTTGACGGCGAGTGGCAGCATACCAACTCCGACCTAGCCATTGGCATCGGGTTCAGCCCTGAAATCCTCATTGGCGAGGGGCTGTATTCCGGCAACAAGGTTCAACTGCAATTGATTGAGACCAGCTATCTTCAGTTCCGTGCCATGCTGGCGGACCTCATTGAGAATGGAATCTTCAAGTATGTGGCGATGAAGAAGGGGATGTATGAGCTTGACAAATGGGGCAAGCCGAGATGGATTTATCCCAAGGTGTCGTTCTCTAGGCTAGCCCTGCGTGACACCGGGGATGTCTATGATATGTTATATAATTTATATTCCAAAAATAGTATCCCAGTTAGTATTATCTTGGAATTTTTGGAGATTGACCCTGAAGACGCCAAACGTAGGTTGGAGGAAGACCTTTTCACAGTCAATGATGCTAAATTTAATGAGCTTTTGTCCAATGTTTATGGTGGTGTAGCTCAAGCAGTTATGGAGAAGTCCGATGTCGTCAAGAGGGTTATCAAGGGATTAGGGCTTGAAGAGGAAGACCACGAGCCTGAAGCTGGTCCAGAAGGTAGTGGTCAGGGTATGGGATAAGGGGGGTTCAACTTAATGGGTCAAGCAAGCAGCAAGCTACGCCGTATTGAGGGGGGATTCACCCATTGGTGTCCAGGCTGCTTGGAGATGCACCCATTGCCTGACAAATGGACCTTTGACGGAAACTTGGAGAACCCCACTTTTACCCCAAGCTTTAAGCAGTCGGGAATAAAGACAGAGTATGTGAACGGGAAATGGACAGGAGAGTGGATACGGGATGCTCAAGGTAATACCGTTCCTTTTGTATGCCACTACATCCTGACTTCTGGGCAGCTTCATTTCTGTGATGACAGCACTCACGCCCTGGCAGGCAAGGTGGTGCCGCTTCCAGACCTGCCGGAGGGGCTTACGGATGTACCTGTATAGGTGATGAAACCAAACCATGAAAACTTTACTTGATACCAATACATGGTCATCCAGTCTTTTTGAAGGCAATGCAGCTTTTGCCCAGAGAGTGTCGGACGGAACTTTGTTTATCGTCAGTCAGGTTCGTCCGATTGACAACTCCTTTGTCATCCTCAAGTCCAACCCCGTGCCCCCGGACACCGGTCCCGGTTGGTCCTTCAGCCAAGTGGTCCAGTACACGTTCTTGGAACTAAATGAGTCCTTTGACCCCGTGGTCGCCTACGACTCTGGCACGGGGTTGCTCCACATCATCGGCACGCAGGACAATCGGGGGGCCTCCACCTCCACCTCGCAGGCGTTTCCGGCCGACCTCATCAAGTTCACTTTCGACACCTCCACCAATATCCTTACCGGTCCTACTGTGCTGGTTACTGCCTCCTATGTCCGTGAGGGGTATGACATTTGTACTATCGGTTCGGGATATACGTTCGTTGCCACTGCCGTAACCAGCCCGCTGGTAATTGACCAGATTGAGACCACAGTACAGGTGACGGGCATCTCCATATCGTCCGGCGTGCTGACCGTGGAGACTGCTTATGGTTCTCCTCCTGTCGGAAACTCTTTCCCTATTGGTGCGGGCATAGCATTTTCGGGGCTTCAACTGGGCACGTTCCTGAACGGCATTACTGTCACTGTAACGGAGTCGGACTACTTTCATTTCAAGGCAAACTACAACCACCCGGACTACTCTCAAGTATCCAGCCCGCCTCTCTATGAGTCCGGCTTTGCCACATGGCTTCCGGGCAATGCCTTGCTGGGGTTCACGATTGCCTCGGGCGATGCCGTTTTCTGGCCTCCCTATGAGTTCGCCAGTTCCCCCCTCCGCAGTGGTCCCGTCTATGGTTCGGTATCCATATGCTCCCCCAGTACGCTGGAGGCGGAGATATACTTCGAGAGTCACCCAAAGGTCATCTCGTTCCAGGACCAAGCATTCACTGTGAGCATGATAATGGGGTCATCCATCGCCTCACCTTCTGGCTGGAGCGACCCAGTTCTCCTTACCGGCTTCACCGGAAGGTACGCGGACAACCGCCTCACGGTGGTGCCTGACGGCACCTCTCGCACGCTCTCCTTCGTCTACTACACCCAGCAGTCGCAGGTGAACAGTTATGTCGGCAATATCCTCTTAGGGCACTCCGGGAACGTCTCCTCTTCTCCTCCGCAATGGAGCTTTGCTACGGCGACAGGCTCCACGCTTAAGGGTTCCGTCTTGCAAGCGGCTGTGTCTATCGACCAAGCCCACAACGCCAGCATCTCCTACATCCTCTCCTCTGTCTACAATCAGCGTGGGGTATGGTCGTATGCCGACCTCACTATCAAGCCCGAGTGGCAGGATAGCTACGCCGTTAATGACACGGTGGACTACTGGAACATAGGCTACTCCTGTACATCCCCCATGACCAGCCGGGGCTACTGGGTGCAGGGCAACTTTAACACCAATGATATCGCCGCCGTCCCTGCCTACTACCAAGCGCAGACGACCGTCACGGGAAACGCTGAGAACACCGACCCGACGACAGACCCGACTTACGGAAGCCCACCCCAGCCCTACTGGGCGCTGTTCTCCGGTACGCCCTTCTCCAGCACCAAGCCGTGGGACCCCCGTGTAACCTATGCCTCGGGGACCGTGGTGCTGGTGCCGGTCTATTATCTGTCGCTGGGCATGGGGATTAAAATAGTGCCCCCCCAGTTTGACCCCATTAACTGGGCGCTCCTCCAGCCGCCATCGTTATCTCCGTTGTTCTGGTCAGTCACGCCGATGGCGTGGCCATTATATGCCGGGATGCTTGACCTGACCAGCCTGAGCATCCAGAACCCCCTGACATATGCTGACCTCAGCCTCACGTGGCTGCGGGGAACGAAGTCTTTGCTTGACGACAAGACGCTCTGGGCAGTCATCGGGGAAGCCAACATGGGAGCCAGCGGCTCGCCCCCCCTGAGCGATATCCCCTATTATGTCTCCTTCTTCAACGTGCCTCCGACTGCCAGTCTTAGCCCTTCCAGCGGAACCGTCCTTCGGGGCACCCCGTTCCTGCTGGATGCCAGTGGGACATACGACCCAGACACAGGGGACACCGTCGCCTATTCTTGGTCCTTGGTGGTGCCATCCTCTGATGCCTCCCACGTTACCCTGACTCCCAATGGCAACACCGCCTCCCTCTTCGTCGATAGGGCAATCGGAGGAGCGGAGGTCTCCCTGAGTGTATCTGTGGTCGCCGTGGATTCCACCGGGGCTACTGTCAACCACCCGCCGATGACGGTGTCTCATATCTCTTACAACACAGTAGGTAGCTCCGTTACCGTCATGGTCAATGTGGCATCGCTGGCTATTAACGAGCAGGTCCTCTTATACGGCATCGGCGCTACCACATTCCTTAACAATGCCGTGGTCACTGTCACCGCACCCTTGTCCTCTACAGCCTTCACGGGAACCGTCCAGTTCTCCACTCTTGCCCAAGCCACCGTCGCTCACAACGTCTCTACAGCGGACACTGGGTATGCCATCGCTACGCCACAGTTCGCTGTTACCGGTTCACCACCTGCTTCTGGGCTGATTGTCGAGTTCAATCCCGCCCCCATCATAATGATGCCGTCCATTCCGGGGGTTCCGAGGAACTCCTCCGTCACCATCATGCCGACTATCACGGGTGCTAATGACCCCGATGACCTGACGACATACAACTGGGCGCAGATAGCTGGTACTGCCATGCAGACCAGCGGCAATAATGGTCCCACCCTGACTTTCCAGACTAACGGGGCAGAGGTTACCGGAGAGGGTTTGGAATGGGCGCTCACCGTGAACGACGGGGTTAACCCCCCGGTAACAGCGTTCATATTTACGGATGTGATTCCCTATGACTTTGCCGTTACCGACACTCTGCATCTCAGCCGAGCATACTGGCCGGGAGACATCGCCAGCCGCAACACCGTGCCGTCCCTCAGCCCGCCCATAGGATGGGACTCACTCACGGTGTCGGGCATCCTGACGAACCTTTCCAATGTCAAGAGGGCAACCATCCTTCTTGATAGTCCGCCGATGTACAACAATGCCCGCTACCTCATCATCTCCCCTTATTCCGTCATTGACTACCTAGACGGGGACCCGTCCCCCGTCCTCAGGAAGATGTACCTGCCCAGCCCCGGCTCCAACTCCCCCCCGGCTGCGCCCCCTCTCATTCTCGACGCCGTGCATACGGAAGAGGACTACACGCTCATCATTGGCAATGATGGAAACCTCTACCGGTTTTCGTCCGCCCCACTCATAGAGACGGACAACCCCGATACAGTCTTGGACCTCAACCTACTCTCTAGTCTGACCCTTACCCAGACATCCAAGATGTTTAGCACGGTGAGCTATGCCGGTAATAGGGTCCTTGTCTTTTCCTGCCCTGACGGATGCCTACTCTTGCAGGTGACCAGCGATACCTTAAAGCTCTTGGCACTACTGGAAATCAGCTTGTCCTCGCAGCTTCTATACGGAACCAGTAACGTCCAGTTCGTCCGCCTCTCCAACGTGGAGAGCATCCGCAGCGGGCAAATCTTGATTGGCACTGTGGACGACAGCGGAAAAACCTATGAGACCCTGCTGGACCTCTCTCAGAACGCCATCATCGGTACTTGGGATAAATCCAAGCTGGTCAACCAGTTTGTCACCACGGGAGAAATCTTGTTCCAGCCCGAGGACACTTATTCCGGGAAGCCTCTTTCTCCCGCCCTCAATCCCCCTACGGACAATGGCCCAAGCCCGCTGATGGTGGGATTCGAGCTTGTGGGCATAAGCTGGGTGCAGGTCCGCCCTGACCTGTGCAGTGGCTATGTTGTCCAGTCCTCCACTAATGGGGGAGCCACTTGGCAGGTAGCATCGGTGGTATCCAGCGGAGCGGTAGAATCTGTTGTAATCTCATTAAAACAGGGAAACACCTATTTTTTCCGTGTTCAAGCTGTGAGTCTTGATGGTTCCTCGGAATTTTCTAACCCTGTTTCCATCATTATATAAATTTCAAAACGGAAGTATGTACTTTACGCAAATCACGGGAAAGCCTTTCCGAGGTCGGTCATTTTTTGGCATTGATATAGTTGGCTGACAAAACTAAAAATACGGGACTGTTTTGGAGTCCGGGGCTCTTTGCGGCTGTTAGTCTCGGAATTGGTCGATGACGGCTCCGATTGCAAAGCCGATTACAGCGCAAGGAACCCCCGCAAACGCCAGCCACGATTCTAGTTGACCGACGTATGCTTGGAGGGAGTTTCCTGTCTTGTCTCCAATCACCATTAGAAGCATCTCTACAATCGTTACAATCATTCCGAGCATGATTCCGAGCAGCATACCTGCATACTTCAGCTTGAGTTTCTTGGTCCCCTTGATTCCCTGACCGCAGGAATTGCAGTATTTATCAGTCCCTTCGACTTCCTTGCCGCACTTCGAGCAAAAGGGCATGGCGGAGGCTCCTCTCTGTAACCCGATGATACGCTCGCCCTGCCTGCGTCAAAGAATAAAGCGGCGATTTTGAAAGATATGACTATTACTTCTCTTAGTTGGAGGTGCTTTATGTCCCAAGAAGTGTACTTATTGTGGCTAAAAACTCTTTTAGCGCTGCGGCGGTTTGCTGGTCCGTCAACTCTGGGTGGTACAGACTTGTTTCGAGTTGACGAAGTGGAAGCTGAAATTGCTCTGCTTGAGAAGCAGAATCAGGGCTTGGCGTAATCTCCCCAAAATGCTTTCGATATGGTTTAATTTGACGAGCCAAGTCCACTGTCAGACTTGCAAGCTGAATCAGGATTTTGTTCGTTGCGCTGTCCATTGATTGTGCCCCCTCCATGTGTAGCTCTCTATTCTGCAGTTAAATTACGGAAGTATGTACTTTACGCAAACCACAGGGGAAGCCCTTCCGAGACCGGTCATTTTTTGGGCGGAGGAGGAGGGGGCGGGGGTCTCGGTGGGGGAGGAAGTGGCTTTGGGATTGGGGGATAGCTACCACCTTTGCGTAGTGTCATGCGCTTGCGGGCGCTCCAGCCCGATGAGACAAGACGTGCCGTTCCCATTTCTCGACAAGCTTGGGCTTGTTCGGGATTGCCAAGCTTGCCTTGGAAAGCTCCGCTTCTTTCTCGACAAGGTCCGCAAATCTCGGCTCGGCATCGTCCGAATACACATTGTTCCAGACCGACTGGTATCCTGTCGCCAGCCGGTTCCATTTGAAATGCAAGTCTGCGCACTCGGATGATTTTTTTGGATTCTGCATCACGACGGAAAAAAGACTTAGGGCGGTAGTGATGAGAGCCAAGCCGGGCTTGAGCCACCCATACCCGGTGGGGAGATTGCCAATAACGGCGAAAACGGTACCACAGGAAAAGAACAGCGTTAGCCACGTCAGCCAGTTATGCAAGCGAGCGTACCGTGTACCCATGTCGGCGAAGTAATCGGCTCGAATTTCTGCTGAAATCCAGTCTCTCCACAGTTCGTCCTGTTGAAATTCCGAAAGCATACCCACAGATTATATCCCCCTGAAAGGGGTTTTGGTAGTCAAACCATGATTCATTCACTGCGGGCTTGATGCCCCGTATTTTTACCAGCCCGCCAGTATTAGTTCACATGAAACCTTGTGAATCCAATCTGGCCAATAAGATAAAATTTGACTGGAATCGGCTTGACCCTGGTATACGCGATACTGTTCGTATTCTGATGGAAAACGGCATTGAAACAAATGAATCCTGCGAGGGTACCCGTGGTCATTGTTACCCAGAGCCGACAGTTTGCTTTGACGGCATGTACGAGGCGGGATTTAGGGCTTTGGCACTTGCCTTTACTTACGGACTCAAACCAGTAGAACTTCGGAGAGTCTGGAGAATTATCGCCGGTGAACCCGTCGGCCCGGAATGGCAACTGGTATTCTTTCACCCTGACGGCGGAGGGCTTCACTCGGTAAAACGTAAAGACGGAAAGATTGAGTTTGAATGGGGCCAGTCTCGAAAACATTAACTGACCCCATTCGGCAGATTATTTGCCTTCGCTATTAAGTTTGGCACAAACTGCGCAGAGGGGCTTCCCACCGGTCCCCGTCAGGCGGTGGTCCTGTGGAATCTCACTTCCCGGCCCACATTGGCTGTTGTTGTGGTGTTTTTCCTTGTCACGGTCCCAATGGAATGCTGGTACTTGAGGCATATGTGATTCTCCTTTCTGTTACTCGATTATACACCCATCTTGCCAACCCCGCTCAAAAACCCGCAGAAAACCCAAGAATCCCCCGGAAAACCCAATTCCCGAATGTATACTATAGGTATGGAAACCACCAACACCCCCCAAACACCGCCAGAAAACGAACAGCACCAGCTTTCCAAGTCGGAAATCATAGAAGCCATTCCACTTGCCTGCTCCGACGAGCTTGCCGCCGTAGAGTTTTTCGAGGCAGTGCGATGGGCAGGTAATCCAGTCTGCGTCCATTGCGGGTCGGCTGAGGTCTACAAGATGCTTGACCGTGCTGGTCAGCGCAACGGGCGGTACTTGTGGCGCTGCCGTGGCTGCGGGAAGCAATACACCGTGCGCATCGGTATGGTGTGGGAGGAATCCCGCCTCCCCCTGCGCCATTGGTGCTATGCCTTCTGGCGTGCTTCTACGTCCAAGAAGGGCGTTGCCGCCC